CCGTTGTCTTTCAAGGTAGCTTATAGACCGCTGTAATTCTTGTGTATCGACTGACGGTATATCAGCTTTAACCTCTTGAATTGATTGTACTTTAGATTGCTTAACTTTTGCAACAGGCGTTGGATCAATCTGTTCCTTAAACGCTTTCTTACGATCCGCATTTGCATCTTTGGTTGCTTGATCTAGCTTACGCTGTCTTTCGGCAATCTTGGCAGACAGCTTGCGTAATCTCTTTAGGTCATCGGCTGTCCAAGTAGCATCATCACCCCCAGTTTTACCTGTTGATGGCGGTGGATTGTAAATTTGAAATGCGTTGTTTTGGAACGCATTAGCTTGGAAAGCCGTTGAAAACATTAGAGAACTACCCAGCGACTACCTGATGGAACGGTTACGGTTTGACCTGATGCCACAGTCATAGGGCCAACAGAACTTGCCGATGAACCGCTAGGAATTGAGTAACTTGCAGATACGGTGTTGTTGTTAATTACTAAGCCATTGCTTGCACTTACGGCAGGTGCAGTCAATGTCCCTGTACCAGTTACATAGGTAAAGCTAGATGACAGGTTAGGAGTTGTAGTTCCTTGACCAAATGGCACATAGTTGGTTGTGTATGTTACCGCTGGTGCTTTACCGTTAAAGGTAGTCCAATCGGTGCTTGTCAAATAGCCGTTTACGCTACCAGTTGCCGCGGCCATGCTAATAGCTGGTGTATTGCCACCTGAAGATACTACCGGGGCTGTACCTGTAACGCTGGTAACTGTACCAGTTGTAGGTGTAGTCCAAGTAGGGGTTGCACCTGTGCCAGCCGATGTTAATACCTGACCTGCTGTACCTTGTGCCGCATCAAAGCTAAGTGTTCCAGTAACGCTTAAATCTACAACACTTGCATTTTTAGGGGTTGTTGCCCCTAGCGTCATGTTGTCAATAGTTCCAGCACTTGTAGGGTTCATCTCAATAGAACCTGTACCAGTTGGATTTATGTGGACATGACCTGTACCTGTAGGGCTAATGTCAATTTGTGCATTTGCACCATTTAAATTGGCTGATACATCAATAGTTACATTATTGCCACCACCGCCACCCCATTGGATTTGGGAAGTACCACTAGCGTTTTGCAATGCACCACCAGCAGAATTAGCGGCTTTAAGTATTGGGCTTGTTACGGATGTTGATGCAGATAAAGTTGTAACACCTGAAACTGCACCTGTATCACCTACAGTAACTACGCTGTTTTGCAATAATTTGCCTGTAGTGCTATCAAACCTAGCTACGGCATTATCTGTAGCAGAAGCAGGGCCTACTACATCACCACCCAAAGATGGGCTTGTATTGGTAATAGTAAAGTTTGGATATGTACCGCTGGTGCTGATTCCTGTACCAGCATTTAAAACTACAGTTTGGTCAGGTGCGGTATTGGTTACTGTAAAACTAGGGTATGTTCCGCTAGTTGAGATTCCAGTACCACCTGCAATAGCTACAGTTTGGTCAGGAGCAGAGTTAGTGACCACTCCTGTGGAATTGTCATAGCTGATCCCTGTACCAGCACTAATTGAAGTTCTTGCTCTAGCATTTGTGAAGTATAGGTTTGTGCCTTCAGCTACATTGGTAGTTGTAAGAACAACCGCACCTGTTTGTCCGTTTACCGATGTGACCGTTTCCGTATTGTCAACCTTTTGCCAAATCGAGCCATTAAATACTGCCCAATCGCCCACAAGCCAATCAGTAATGCCGTTAAGGTTAGTGTTACCAGCAACGCTAACAACATAGTAATAACCTTTAGTACCCACAGAAGAAGTAAGGGTAGGACTGTTAGTGCTTGCATTCCAAGTTCCTTGATAGCTTAATGCACCCAATACTGCGGCTGGAAGTTCTGAAACAGGTACTTTACCGCCAGCATCTAGCGTGGCTACACCATTGGCAGAACCTGCATCTTTAGTGGAAGCTGTACCAAGACCAGTAATGTCTGTATTAGGAATGGTTGCACTAGCCGTCATGGCAGTTGTGCCTGTTCCCTTTACATACCCGGTGAGTGTTGCCGCACCTGTACCGCCATTGGCTACAGGAACAGTTCCGGTTAGCACATGGTCATTATTCCAATCTGACGGCTCAATAAGCGAATCATCCCCAGCATCGGGGATAGTTGATACCTTTAAATGCTTGACTGTAATAGCCATTATTGAACTCCGATGATTTTACCGTCTTGACCCCGTACAACAGTCTTAGGCTGGCTAAGTTTGTCTAGCAAGGTTGCCAGCATCTGTTGCAATTGTTGATTGCTCATGTGCATATTTTCAATAGCAGGTTGCAATGGGTGGTTTTTCATGTCGGAATATCCTAGTTGATCTTGCAAAATGTTAGCCATTTGGATGTTGTCAGCATAAGCCATTTCACCGTTATCTAAACCTGAAGAAATACGGGTTGTTTCAATCTTAGCCGCATTGTTGAGGTATGCCAGCAACAGTTCTTTGTTATTGGTGACATCGAGTTTAGTCTGCTCAAGCTGTAGTTCCATTTGCTTTTCTTCGCGATTACGCTGATCTTCAAGTTGGAACTTAAGTTGGTTCTCTTGGGCCTGGTACTCCTGTTTTGCCTTTTCAAGTTCAATCTGACCCTGAATCTTGGCTTGCTCAATCTGCTGTTGCATCTGCATTTTGGCTTGTTCCATCTGCATTTGCATTTCCATCTTCTGCTGTTCAGGTGATGGTGGCTTTGGCTGACCTTCCTGTGCTTTGGCTTGTTGACGGAACTTATCAGCAGTTTCATCAATAAGACCTTCAAGACCTTTGCCAGTTTTAAACGCTGTGACACCAAACTTAAGCATCTCAACTAACAATGGTGTCAGTTCAGGCGTGGCTTGTGCGGCAGGTACAGCTTGGCTTAAATAACCACCAACAGCTTGCAAGAATTCCATGCGGTCTTGCTTTTCCTGCTGTTCATCCTGATAAATCATTGAATCTGTGGTCACTTCAATACGGAAGTTCTTGGCAGGTTCATCTTTCAGAAGTTGCAGGGCTTGCGGTATAAGTGCTTGATCTCGTGGGGATAATTGCATTGCACCGCTGATCTTGACGATGGTGTCATCAGTAAAGTGCTGGCAAATAATCTGTGCTTTGATCTGCAATAGGGCTGTAGCAAAGTTCACCACGTCATGTTGCATAGTCTTTAAGCGACCTGACGCATTGTTCGACTTGATAATCTGAGCACCAAGCGTTTCATTAGGGTCAGTTTGGCCACGCTGAATATCAGCAATACCCATAATCTCGTAGATTTGACCTTTAACTTGCTCCATAGCCTGATAAGCCATGTTCAAACCATTAGCAATTGGCTGAATGTCTACAAGGTTGATAGCCCCGGTAAGTCCACCTTTTTCGCTAAACGCACCATAGTTCTTAACTGGCAACAGGGCATTGTTCTCGCCCTCTGTAAATAAGCGACCCAATGATGGCTCAGAAGCGTCATATACACCGCGAACCTTGAGTGCTTGAATGAATCCATCAATACGGTCTGCCAGCGTGTCTAACTGACGGGCTTGGTCTTGGTACAGAACAAAGTCAGGAACAGGAATTAGGCTGTCAGTTGTAAGGGTAGAGAACATTGGCTTTGGACATGGCCAAAAGTTTTCAAGCTGTAATGGGTCATCACGAGTGTCAAGGATTTTGCCCATTGATTTGGATAGCCAAATAACCTGACCGCTTGTCTTGTCCCAAATCTCATAGATGACGGCTTCTTTAGCCCCCTCACCCATCTTCTCATTGAAACTTTTAGAAGTTTCAGGCTTTGTGTCTAGCGGTATCTTTTCGCCTAGTTCCTCGCCAAAGCGTTCAACCAATGCTGGGCGGCCAAGATATACCTTACGCCATACTGCTGTGACTTCTTCCCATGTACGGGCAACGGTCAAACCAAAGTCACGCCAATGAACATAGTCCACCGGGGCACATTCGTACTCAATGCGTTCTTGGTTCTCACGATGGATGCCGCCTTCGGTTTCAGCTTCATCAATATCTTCTGTTAACTGCCAGCCATCTTCGGGTGCACCTTCAGCTTCACCACCCATTTCACCAACAATATGTGGCTCATAACGTACCCAAGATGTACCGCGACCACCCAACAGACGGTCTTGAACGGCTTGCTTCATGGCACTAGCGTAGTCACCATAATGCTCAATCTCATATTCCAATGCTCTTTCAAGCATGGTTGATGCCACCCGACCTATTGGATCGTTATCGCGAAACCTACGGCTTACGTCCGGACGCGGTAAACGGGCAAAGATAGCTGGGGTAATGGTTTGGACATTGCTCCACAGGATATTGAACTTGGCTTGTGGATTGTTGCGGCTTCGACTGTCATCACGATACCGCTTGGTAATCTTGTCGGCACGACCTTCCCATTCCTTGTAAGTACGCTCGTACTGGGCAATGGTGTTGTACCAATCATCGTATTTGTGATCCATGTCTATATCCTGCGGTTAACTATTTTGGGGGTTTCTTTCCACATATCGTTTAGCGTGACGTCAGTTTCGCCAACAGATAAGCCTTTAACTCTTGAATCTTTGAGGATAGGGCTGTCCTCGTCTTTCCAAACAATGCTGAGATAGCGGAACGCATCCGCTGAGTGGCTAGTCCAATCATGTTTAGGGCGATCCCTAAATACTTTTTTATCATCATCCCACTCTCGTTGATATTGACGTAAACATTCAATTCCTTCTTCACATCTATTATCAAACCATGCTCTAGTTAATGCAAGCCTTGATGCTTGAATACCATCCTGTAATGACAGGTTTGGAACAATTTTTAGATGTTTTATGTCAATTTTTGCAGAAATTTGCTCGATTATGCTCTTGCCGCCACTTGCCAATGTTTTTGCTCTTGCGTCATGCGGTAGGTAATGGAAGCCATATTTGTATCCGAACTCATCTTCTTTTTGAGCAAGTAATCCTGTGTAATAAGGGATTGCCTGGCCGTTTGATGAATGATGATCCAGTACCCGTATCTCACCGTACACAACTTGAAACCACCAAATGCTGGTCGAATCATTAAATCCTAAGTCCCATGCTGTATGACAAGGGAACATTGGGTCATAGTCCACCGTAGTGATGCGTTCAAGGTCTGTAATCCTCCGCATTTCCTGACCGTAATACGCCCCAAGTATTGCCGCCTCAAATGAGCATAAAAACTCTTGCTCGTACTGGTTGTCAGACATTGATGCTTTGGCATCGTCTAATTCTGATTGTGGCAACAGATTGGTTTGGTCTGCCCGTAGTACTTTTGTGTACCAGTTTGGCTTTTTAGTGCCCTCGTTGTATATGTCATAAAAAGCGTTGTGTCCCTTTGGCGTTCCAATAAAGGTAGCCCAACCAAGCCTGTCAGCCAATAACGGGCGAATAATCTCACCCCATAAATTTGGCTTCATATCGGCCATTTCGTCCAAAACTACACCATCAAGGAAGTTCCCTCGGAGTGCGTCCGGGTTATCAGCACCAAATAACCTGATTCTTGCCCCATTAATCAATTCAACCCATAGTTCAGATTGGTTGGCTTTGGTCATTACCGGCTCTGAGAAGCGTTCAAGGTATCGCCAAGCCACGGATTTAGCCTGACTATAAAATGGGGCAATGTAAGCGTATTGACCGTGTTTCTTGTTTTCCAACAGGGCTTTGACAATAAGATCATTAATACACGCTACGGTCTTGCCACAACGCCTGTGAGCCACAATTACAGCCCAACGCTCCTTACGGTCATGAAAGTCCTCAAAAACGGCTCTAGGGCGGTATTTTAATTTTATTGGGCTACTCATCTGCCCATGCAATCCTTAAATCACCACCATTGCTACCGGTAACCTCATTAACTTGGGTTTCTTTCCATCTTGCCCGTGTCTTTAACCAAAAGATTGCCGCGGCAGTATTACCCTTTTTGGCTTGACTGAACAATGTTCCAGCAATTGCCGCATTGGCATCAATACGCCCTTCGTCCAGTTCATCCTTGTAATACTTAACCAACGTATCGGCACTAATCTTTAAACGTGTGGCTATGTCCTCATGTGGGCAACCCAACGCAGATAAGCGTTTAACCTGTTCTTGGGTGTCTTTTGTAGGTTTATGGGCTGGTCTGCCTTTTTCTGCCATTTTTATAACTCCGCTAAAATAGCTTGTTTACCGGTGAAATCTTCCCAACGCTTAACGATAACATCGCAAAATTTGGGGTCAAATTCCATAATAAATGCTTGTAATCCATTCTTTTCAGCCGCAATCAGGGTTGAACCTGAACCTCCAAAGAAATCAGCAATTGTCTTGGATGATAGGTTGAAACGCTTAATGATCCATTCCATCAAAGATACAGGCTTTTGTGTAGGGTGGACTCGATTGGTCTTTTCAGATGCTTGGGTGAATTGACGCACAACGCTTCTAAAGTTCGCCCAGGCCAACTCACAATCAGTTTGATCTGATTGACCATTGTTTTTATCCCAAACCAGCCAACATTCGCTATCAGGCAATACAGAACAATAATAGTTTGCACCCCACCATATTTGTTTGGAATCGGGATATAAGCCATAAATGAGGTTGAATGCGTCTTTAGCTACATCAGGGTTATCGTCACCCATGATGTCTGTGCCGTAATTGGCTTTCAGTACCGATGATTTGCTTACCGCGTTCATGCCGTATGGTGGGTCTGTATGGATTAAATCAGGGTATACACCAACCATTAGCTTTTCAACATCATGCAACATTGTGCTATCACCGCACATAAGTCTATGATTTCCAAGAATATATATGTCACCTACTTTGGTTTTGGGTTCTTCCGGGACATCAGGAACGGCATCTTCATCCGTTAAACCATCAACGATTTCCGGTTTTAATAAAGCATTTAGCTCTTTATCGTCAAATCCCAGCAATGTAAGGTCAAATCCTTCGTCCTCTAAATCTTGCATCTCAATGGATAACATGGCTGTATCCCATCCAGCATTTAATGCCAGCTTGTTGTCTGCAATGATGTAAGCCTTCTTTTGGCTTTCAGTCATATCAGAGCAATCAATTGTAGGAACTTGGTCTAAACCTAGTTTTTGGGCGGCCATTAATCTACCGTGCCCGGCAATGATTCCTACCCCATCTACAAGGATTGGATTGCGAAAGCCAAACTCTTTAATGCTTGCCGCAATTTGTGCAACCTGTTCCGGGCTGTGTGTTCTGCTGTTTTTTGCATAAGGAATTAGCTTATCTACAGCGACATCTTGAATTTGCATATATAACCAAGTAGTTGATTAAGATACATTAAGTTTATCAGTTAACCTGTTGTTTGTAAAACGCCTTCTCCCATTTCTTGTGACGGAAGTAGGGTATCCATATATATGGGAATAGGATAGATAATCTAAGTATTGCCCAATTAATAAAGTTCCACGGCTGGGGTAATGGTCGCATGATGTCTAAGAACAATACCGCCCGAATGCTATCTGTGTCATTTAGTGCCATGTGGGTGTAAGTATCGTCAAACAGTACGCACTTGCCTTCTTTCCAAAAATAGACTTCACCGCCATTGTGTAGGCTACACATCTTATCCCCCGGTACTACAACCCCTAAGTGCATACGCAGAATTCCTGACCACGGGCCTTCATGAGGATTAAGTAGTTTTCTAGGGCCAAGTACCGATATATATGCACTTATGACATCTTTGTGTTTATCCACAATACTCATAGCAACAGGGCAATATTGCTTGTTCTTCCCAAAGTTGACCCCTGCGGCTTTAAAAAAGAACATACGCCAGCGATCATCATTGCTGATATAGGTCTGATCCGGGCTGATGCTTTGGAAGTTTGCGAACTCATCGTACCGTTTAAGGAGTTTTTTGACTTCTGCTTGTATCGCGGCAAAGTTGCTTTCCAGTTCCTGCGTGATTGGATGTAGCTGGGG